AAGGAATTATTTCTGAAGTAAAAGAAAAGGTTGAAGAAGAAGAAGAAGTAGAAGTTGAACAACCTATCGAAGAAGAAGCGAAAAAAGAACAAGAAATGGAAACGGCTAAAAGCAACCCTAAAAAAGTAGTTGAAAGCACAATTAAAGAAAGTTTCTTTTCGGAAATTGAAGCATTGAAAAAAGAAAACGAAATGCTCAAAGCTGAATTAAGCAAATCAAACGAGGTTAAAGAAAACGAGGTTGAACTATCTGAAGAAGTTAAACCAATTTCTTTTAACCCTGAAAACGAAAACAAAGTTGAGTCTATAAAATTTGCGTCTAAAAGACCACGCACTATTATGGATTCAGTTTTAAACAAACTAAATAAGTAATAATTTAAAAAACAAAAAAAATGAGTACAACATTAACAAGTATCTCAAATGATTCTTTACGTCAAGTAGGTGTAATTGAAACATTAACGAGTGCAACAACTTTAACTGCTGAAGATAGCGGTAAAGTATTTATCTTAAACGCTGCTGCTGGAGCGCAAATTACGTTACCAGCGGTTGCTGATGGAGCTGGACAATCTTACAAGTTCGTAGTAGGTGCATTATTTGCAACAACTGCTTGGACTATTAAAGCTGCTACAAACAAAATTCAAGGTGGTGTTATCGTAAATAGCGTTAACGTACCGGGAGCTGATGAAAACACAATTACGTTTTCGGCTTCTGCTGACACAATCGGTGATTTCGTAGAATTAGTTGGTGACGGAACAAACTGGTATGTTTTCGGATTGGGAACTGCTTCTGGAGCAATTACTTTAACCGTAGTATAAATTAATTAATTAAAAATAAAATGGAAAAAATTAACCTATCAACTACTCAAAGCATTACAACTACGTATGCTGGTGAGTTCGCTGGAAAATATATCGCTGCGGCTTTATTAAGCGCTCCAACCTTGGAAAAAGGCGGTATTACTATTATGCCTAACGTGAAATATAAGCAGGTAATTAAGCGTGTCAGTACAGATGACATCATCAAAAATGCGACGTGCGATTTCGACCCTACGTCAACAGTAACTTTAACTGAAAAAATTCTTCAACCTGAATCTTTTCAAGTTAACTTACAATTGTGTAAATCTGATTTTAGACAAGATTGGGACGCTATTCAAATGGGATATTCTGCATTCGATGTTTTGCCGAAGTCTTTCGCTGATTTCTTAATCGCACACGCTGCTGAAAAAGTTGCTGCTGGAATGGAAACTTCTATTTGGAGAGGTGTTAACGCAACGGCTGGACAATTCGCTGGTTTAATGACACAATTAACTACTGACGCTGCTTTACCAGCTGCGCAAGAAATTGCGGGTACTACTGTTGACGCTACTAACGTTATTGCACAATTAGGTTCAATCGTTGACGCTTTACCAGCTGCTTTGTACGGTAAAGAAGATTTAACTTTGTATGTTTCTAATAACATTTATAGAGCTTACGTTCGTGCTTTGGGTGGGTTCGCTGCTGCTGGAGTAGGTGCTAACGGTTACGACAACAAAGGAACAAACCAAGTATTAAATGACTTGTATTTCGACGGTGTTAAAATATTCTTGGCTAACGGACTTGCTTCAAACACTGCTTTACTTTCTCAAACTTCAAACTTGTTCTTTGCGACTGGTTTGATGAATGAGATGAATGAGTGCAAAGTTATTGATTTAAGTGATATCGACGGAAGTCAAAATGTACGCGTAGTAATGAGATTTACTGCTGACGCGAAGTACGGTTTTGCTTCAGACGTAGTTACTTACGGAATCGTTAACTCGGCTAACTAAAAAACATAAACTATAATAAAGGGTGGTGCAATATACACCACCTTTTTTTTTGTTAAACTTTAAAAAATAAATAAAATGAGCTGTGATATAACAAATGGTAGAATAGAACAATGTAAAGATTCCGTTTCGGGATTGAAGTCTATTTACTTTATTAACTACGATGATTTAAACCCCGATAGCGTTACCTACGTTGGTTCAACGGATGAGATTAGCGACTGGACTCCAATTGCTGCTGGTGCTTTACAATTGTATAAATACGAATTAAAAGGTGCTAATAGTTTTGAAACTACAATTAATTCAAGCCGCGATAACGGTACTACATTTTTTCAACAAACACTTACTATTCAATTAAAAAGACAAGACGTTACAACGCATAAAAACGTTAAACTTTTGGCTTATGGTAGACCAAGAATTGTAGTTAGAACAATGACTGACCAATTCTTTTTAATGGGTCTTACACAAGGTGCGGATGTTACTGCTGGTACAGTTTCTTCAGGTTCGGCTTTAGGTGACTTCAATGGTTATAATTTAACTTTTGAAGCTATGGAAGTTTCACCAGCCAATTTCCTTGATGTTTCAACTGAAGCACAATTAAAAACTTTGTTTGAAGATGGCGCTGGAGTAGATGCACAAATAGTTACTGCTTAATTTCTTTCTTCTATATACTTGCTCAAAAGACACTTACTTCGGTAGGTGTTTTTTGTTTAAGGACAAAACCGACCTTTAGTCGTTTATAATATATGATTATTCTAACTACTTCGACAAATGACCAAGACTTTGTGTTTATACCACGAAATAAAGTTTTTGATTATGTAGCTATTACGGACGATCAAACGAACGTAACAACTGAAATAACGGGTTACACTTACACACAAGGGGAATATTACGATACGTTTGAAGCTGAATTTAATTTAGTAGAAAATCATTTTTACGATTTGGTATTTATTAACGGTTCGGTCGTAGTTTATAAGGATAGGATATTTTGTACTGACCAAAGTATAAATGCCTTTACAGTAAACAACGGACAATATACTGCGAATAGTACCACCAACGAATTTATAGTTTATGAATAATATACACGTTTTAGAATTAAGTTCTTATACAACGCCAGTAATTCAAGAATCAAAACGCGACGCTTGGGTTGAGTTTGGCGAAGATAATAACTACTTTCAGTTTATCATTGATAGGTACGTTAATTCGACAACTAATAGCTCGGTAATAAACAACGTAAGTCGTTTAATTTACGGTCGTGGATTAAGTGCGTTAGATGCAAGTAAAAAGCCTAATGAGTACGCTCAAATGATGGCTTTATTTCACCCTGATTGTATTCGTAAAATTGTACTGGATAGAAAAATGTTCGGACAGTTTGCAATGCAAATACATTATTCACAAGACCACAAAAGAATTTTAAAAGCGTATCATATACCCGTGAATTTATTACGTGCTGAAAAGTGCAATAAAGACGGAGAAATAGAAGGATATTATTATTCGGATAATTGGTTGGACGTAAAAAAATACGCTCCTAAAAGAATACCAGCTTTCGGATATTCAAATGAACAAATAGAAATACTTTATTCAAAGCCGTACGCGGTTGGTATGAAATACTACGCGTTGCCTGATTACCAAGGTGGTTTACCTTATGCAAAGTTAGAAGAAGAAATAGCTGATTATTTAATTAACGAAGTTCAGAACGGCTTTTCGGGAACTAAAGTAGTAAACTTCAATAACGGCGTACCTACTGAAGAACAACAAAGTATAATTAAAAGCAAGGTGTTAAGTCAGTTAACGGGTTCGAGAGGACAAAAAGTTATTGTAGCTTTTAACAACAACCAAGAAAGTAAAACAACGGTAGACGATTTACCGTTAAACGATGCGCCTGAACATTACACGTATTTAAGTGAGGAATGCGTTAAGAAAATTATGTTAGCGCATAACGTTACTTCGCCACTTCTTTTCGGTTTAGGTTCTGCTAATGGTTTTAGTTCAAATGCTGATGAATTAAAAAACGCTTCTATTCTATTCGATAACATGGTTATTAAGCCAATTCAAGACCAAATTATAGAAGCTTTTGATAAAATTTTAGCTTATAACGGAATTACTTTAAAGTTATTCTTTAAAACATTACAACCGTTAGAATTCGTTGATTTAGAAAACGCACAAAACGAAGAACAAGTTGCTGAAGAAACAGGAACGGAATTAAGCAAAGATTTTAAGATAGCTGAAGCGTTAATTAATTTAGGCGAAGACGAACCCGAAAATTCAATTCTAATAGACGAATACGAAGTTGACTATGATTCGGACGACAAAGAGAACGAAACGCTTTCTAAAGAGCCGAAACAGTCCTTTTTAAGCAAAATAGTAAACTTAGTTTCAACGGGCGACAATAGACCTAATATTTCAAGTAAGCAAGACGAAGTAATTGAAGGTATTAAATTCCTAACTCGATACGTTTACGCTGGTGCTAAAAATGCGGAACGCGAATTTTGTAGAGAAATGATGGCGGCGAATAAGATTTACCGTAAAGAAGACATTATAAAAATGGGTTCGCAAGTAGTAAATGAAGGTTGGGGCGCTAATGGTGCGGATATATATTCAATTTGGTTTTACAAAGGTGGTGGTAATTGTCATCACCGCTGGAATAAAAGGGTTTACGCTACATTTAGCGGTAAAGCAATTGATGTTAATAGCAAAGAATTAAAACAAGTAGCGGTTAAGAAAGCCGAAAAACTTGGGTACGTTGTAAAGAATTCGGAGTTAGTAAGTAAGCGTCCCGTTGATATGCCTAATTACGGTTTTTTACCAAGCAATCCGCAACCTAAACGAGAAATAACACGATAATGGCAGAAGCACTTTTAATTACAAGAAACGACGTTGTTAAGTTCACTGCAATGAATGGCAACGTAGACACGGACAATTTTATTCAGTACGTCAAAATAGCACAAGACATTCACATACAAAATTACTTGGGTACTGATTTACTTGAAAAATTAAAGTCCGAAATTATTTTAGCGGCTTCAGGAATACCGACTGCAATAACGGTAAGCAATCAAGGAATTGGATATACAACGGGAACGGCTATAAATACAACAAGTACAACGGGAACGGGCTTAAAGTTGAATATTACTGCGGCTGGTGGTTTAATTACTGCTGCTACAATTAACACGGCGGGTACGGGTTACACGGTAGGAGGTACGGCAACGGTAACAGGCGGCACAAATGGAGCGGTTACAATAAGTTCAATTTATACAATACCAACTGATTACAATAATCTTTTAGTTACGTATGTAAAGCCTATGCTAATTCACTGGGCAATGGTTGAATATTTACCCTTTGCAGCTTATACAATAGCTAATAAAGGGGTGTATAAACACAATTCTGAAAACGCTACGAACGTTGAAAAGGTAGAAATTGATTTCTTAATAGAAAAAGAACGTTCAATAGCGCAACATTATACTGAAAGATTTATTGATTATATAAGCTTCAACAACGACTTGTTCCCTGAATACAATAGTAACTCAAACGGGGATATGTACCCCGATACAAATAATAATTACACTGGCTGGTATTTATGAAGAACTACAAACCAAAAGACGAAAACATAAAGAAATTATTAACGTATTTAAGTAAGCAAAATGGCAAACGTAAAGAT